GAAACGGCTGAACACGTAGGGCATGGTGAAGTAGCCGCCCTCTTCCACGATCTCCTGGATGGACTTGCAGACGTAGTACGACACGAACGGCCGACGCTTGGCGGCCTTGGTCGGGTCGTAGTCGTCGTTGGGCTTGACGCAGTGCAGGAACTCCAGCTTGGTGTCGGGCTTGCGCTCGGCCGTCTCGCGGAAGTAGCCGCGCGGGCCATCGCCGAATAACTGGAATGCTTGCCGGGCGGTGTATTCGAAGCAGCGATGCGCGGTGTCAATCTCGCCTTGGAAGTTCAGCGCGATGTACATCTCACCCAGAAACTGGGCCTGATACCGCAGGCCGTTACGCGCGGCCGACTCCATCACCATCGTGCAGCCGTTGCCGAAAGCGCCCAGCGACTGGTAGTGCTCGCCCGATGCCGTGGTGAACCCTGCGCTTGCGGCATAGCGATACCGGAACAGCGTGTCGTTCACCTCTTCGCAATACCGGCGAATCATGATGTCATCAGCCAGTTCTTTCTCAGCCGGCAGAAGTTCCGCCCACTGCTGGGTCCGCGGGGTCAGGCTGGATTCCATCGCGGCACTGAAGCGCTCCACGGCCAAAGCTCCGGTGGAGTCGAACTGTTCGCTATCCCTACGCTCGCCTTGCTGCGGCTGCTGGCGCTGGAATAACGCCTGATTCGGCAGCACAAGACTGGCCGAGCGCTGCCATAGCGCCTCGAAGTTGCACCGGTCCGACTCCAGAATGGATTGCCTCGACAGCAAATCCCCAGCGGTCGTCTTCATCCACGCACCCCTTGGCTAAGTCCCGATCCGAACATGTAGCCGGCACGATTACGCTTTACTGCGTTGGCTGCCGGGGTTTCAACGCTGGACTGCTGGCCACCACCAGGAATCGGCGCCAGCGGGTCCTCGGGGTCCTTGGGCAAGAATAGGTTGAACGGATCGACCTTCTCCCGGGTGTTCTTTCCCGGCAGGCTCATGGTCTTCTTCAGGGGCTTGGCAAGCGCGCTCATGCTATTGCCCCAAGAGCGTCTTTGTGCCCACGTTCACGGGCGCATTGGACGCGCCGCCAAAGATATAGTCCTTGCGGCCTCGGCGACGGCGCAGACGGTCGCTGTCCTCTGCGGCCTTGCTAGCCTGGTCGATGGTGGGCGGGGCGTCCGGCAGGACGATAGGCGCAGCCTTGGGAGCTTTGGGGGCAAGGAATGACATGCTCGGTCCTCCGGAGTTGGCCAACTATACGACCGTTTCACGTTGTGGCATAGGCCGCTCGGCCGCCCATTGTCCTGGCCCGGATCACCTCCACGCCCTCGCCAGCGCCCAGGCACAGGTACTGCAGCGACTCGCAGACGTGGGAGTAGATCCCTTTGTCGGGCTTGTCCTGGAACCTCTCATGCCCCGCCACCTGTACGCGCTTGTAGTGGTAGGCGCCCGCCATGCCCTTGCGCAACATCTTGCACCTGGGGTCGATGACCATGCCGGGGATGCCGTCGATGAGCCTGGACATCGGGCGCACCACCGCCTCGCGACGGATGATGTAGTCGTTTGTCGAAGCTGGAACGGCGTGAATTCCGTTGGCCGCCATGACCAGGAACGGGGTCTGTTCGTCCGTCTGCGCCCGGATGTCGCCGGCTGGGTCGCCGATTATCTTTGCCTGCTCGATCCCGTACTCCGCCAGCTTCTGCTTCAGCAGTTCCGCGAACCGAACGGCGCCCATGTCTCCGGTGCACAGCTCATCGAACACCCGCAGGCGCCCCATGCCGTCACGGTTGGCCAGTGTCGCCGCCGGGGTCAGGCCGAAGTCGATGCCCACGAACACAGGGAGCCGCGGGTTGTAGTCCACGGACCGGATGTGCAGGTTGTCCACGTACTCGGGGTACACGGGCTTGCCGTCGAGGACAAACCCATACTGGCCGTCCACGTAGACCTTGACCCACATGGGGTCTTTGCCCTGGCTGGCGCGGGTGTAATACCCAACGTGCCCGCCCGGCATGCCAGACAGGCCGTCCCGGTTCTCGGCGAAGTCTGAAAGGCCGCCTGGCTGGGAGTAGAACGCCCACCCGTCCGGGGTCTCCTCCTCGGCCAGCTTGTACCACCAGTGATCCGTGTCAGGGGGGTTGGTGTCCATGATGATCTGCGGACCAACGCAGCCCCCGTGTTTCAGGTCAGGGAAGCGACCGACGCGCGCCGTGAGCCCGTCCAGCACCGCCTTGGGGATCTCTCGCGCCTCATTGATCCAGGCGGCCGTCAGCTCCAAGGACAGCAGCTTGCGCACGTCCGCAGGTCGGTCAAGCGCCACAAACAGAACCTCGATGTCCAACTCAGGCGTGATGATGTGATGGGCCGGCGGACCCTCATCCCGCCACTTCCCCTGCTCAGGGGGCACCCAGCTATGCCACGTCTTGATGGTCGTGGTTTTCAACTCGGGGTAGGTGTTGCGGATAATGGCGATACGACTGTTGCGCTTGCCATTCACCGGACTTATCGGCTGCTTGTAGGCGATCTTCAGCGCCTTCATTACGGACGCGACCGACTTCCCCGACCCAACCGGGCCGCGGATGCCGCAGACGAACCGCTCATCCGCAAGGTACTTGGCCGCAACCGGTCCCGGCGGGAAGTATTCAACCGTCACTTGGGATCCGAATGGATGACCAGATTGAAGCCGGCGCCGCTGACCTCGGTGTGTTGGCGCTCGGTGTAGTCCTCACGGAACCGGGCGCTGATGATCTTGTTGTACAGGCTGGCGTTAAAGCCTTGTGTGGCGAGGTTGGTCTGTCCGGTGGTCTCCCACCAGTCCTGCGCCAAGTCCCTCGCGTACGTGAAGGCTGTCAAAAAGTCCGGGTGCGCTTCGCACCACGCCAGAAGTGTAGTCCTCGCTACACCTAGGCCGACCGCCATCTGAACAGGGCTTTTACCTTCCTTGCCCATCTCAATGACGCGCTCACAGAACGCAGGATCGTACAGCGTCGGGCGTCCAACTTCGGCCACGGGATTACTCCCCAGCCGCGACGGCAGACAGCAGCGCCTCTTCGGCTGCCCTCAGGTCGCTCTCTGCGGTCTTCAGGGAATCGTAGGCGCGCGCCTTTGCGGATGCGGCGTCATCGTGGGCATGCTGGGCGGCGGCGTGCCTGGCCAGTGCTGTGCGCAGTGCCTGTACGGCTTCTTCCTCACCTTGCGTCAGGGGCTCAGCCTTTTCGGCCTTGGGTGCTGCGGTCTTCTTGGTTGCCATGGTGCCTTGTCCTCTCGGGGGCGTTTGAAGCCGGGATTACGTTCTTGCGGCCCACCATATCAGTGTCAGGATGGGGGCGTGGATAGTGGCCACTACAGCCATGGTCACCACAATAGCGGTGCCGGGGCTCTCGCGCCAGATACCGCGTGTGTTGCGCAGTGTGATTAGGTCGATCAATGAAGCTGGCCTCATGGCTTAACCCTCAGGGCTTCGTAGCTGGAGATACACTGGTTGCGTTCGTCGGCGATTGTGTCGGCTTCGTCGGCGATTCCAATAGCAACTGCCGCATCCTCTGCCCGAAATCCGGGCTCTTCGGCTGGAGGTTGGCCGGCAATGGTGGGGGCCTTGGGCACACTAGGGCACTTGAACCTGTCCCGCACCCGGAGGCTGCCATCACGCAGGCCAGCAATAGTGTCTTCTGTCGCTTGTTCACGGGCGATCCTCTGCTCTTCAGCCGCATAGGCCAGCTTCCAGTGTGCCACCTGCCAAGCGTCCTCGGTAGCACGCCTGACATCTTCGGCCTTGGCGTTTGCCAGCAGCGCCGCCTCTCGGGCCTTGTCCTGTGCGCCGTCCCTGCCAATCCACCAGCCTGAGAAAAAAAGTCCGCCCGCGACGGAAAGATAGATCAACGGGCGGATAAGCGCGGCGGGAATAGGGATCATCCCAGCATCACCCTGCGCCCAATGGCGGCCGCTACAGCCGCCACGACGCGGTAGGTCAACTGGGTCAGCATCGCAGAGGCCAGCCCTAGGATGGCCCCTAGCGGGGTGTTCAGCAGGGTGGTCACGACCAGGAAGCAGGCGGCCATCGGCAGCAGTTCAATCACCAGCATGCGGACGTGCATCAGCCATTGGATCCGGGTGTCCGGGATCTTGACCCGGAGGAACCACATCATCAGCCAGCCGATGACCAGTCCCAAGGCGGGGGCATAGAAGCCTGCGGAGGACTTCCCGGCGATGCCAGACAGCAGATTGACCAGCTTCTCCAGGAACGCCACCAGCGGCTCACCATTGGCCAGCACGAAGGCCACGATGGCCCCCGCTGATAGACCAATGGCGGCCGTTGGCGTCTTCACATCAGGTCGTCCCGTCCAGCGTATCAGCGGCACGGCGTAGCGC